ATGTCCTCGTAAAACGCGCGCTGGGTCTGGGTCATCGCGGCCAGAGGGTCCACTACCGGGATGGTCGGCTCAGGACAGGTCATGATGAGGTAGCGGAGGCCGTCGCAGGCGTGGTCGTTGTGCTTCACCGGCTCCTCTTTCATGTTTTGTTTCCCTTGTTGGGAAACAAGCTGCTCTTTCCAGCGGTATTGGGCCAGCTCGTCCAAGAGGTTGGTGCAGGTGTCGAAGATGTAAAGGCGCGGTTTCCCTCGCTTGTCCTTCTTCAGGTAGCTCTTTACGCGGTCGATGCCGGGCGTGACGTCGTTGTTGGCCGAGAGCAAAGGAAAGCCGCTAGGCAGGTGCTCGAGGTAGGTGTCCCAGTCGCTCTTGCCAGACTGGCCCCGCACGCCGCGGGTGGAGGGGTCCATGCGCACCTGCTCAAACTTCTCGTCCTTATCCCAAAGAGCCTTGTTGTCTTTGCAGATGTCCTCAATCAGACGTTCCGTCCTGTAATACTCGCGGTAGATGTAGACATCACCGTCCGGGCTGATGGCGCCATAGATCCAAGCGGCGGCATTGCGGAAGCCATGGTCGGCTCCGATGCGTCTGGTCCAGTCGTCGGGGATGCGGAAGGGCTTTACGACATGAACGGAGCGGTCAAATTCGTTGTAGATTTGGCCCTCGAACACGTCGTCCGAGCCCATGATTTCGCGCTTGATGCGCTCCTCGGACCAAGCAGCCATGAGGGTGTCGACGTAGCCGTCTGGCAGGTGGACGTTTTCCATCGACGGAGCGCGAATGTTAAGAAAGAGCCGACGAACCTGTTCGGAGGCGATGTGGTCCTGCTTAACGAACCAGCGCCAGCTCCAGTCGTGGCCGCCGGGGTTCATGGTGAGGAAGCCTTTACGCCAGAATTTACCCCGCAGACGGCCCTGGAGCAGCATGAACGCGGCCTCGCTTACTTGGTTGGCCTCGTCGATGTAAAAGGCATTTAAATTCAACGAGCGGAGCTTGTCGGGCTCCTCGAGACCACGGAAGAGGATGGTGCTGACGGTGCCGTGGATGTTGTGGATTTTCACCACCATGTCCGCAACACGCACTTCGGCGATGAGTTCTGGCGGGCACACCTCCATGAACGTCTTGTAGGTGGTGTCCTTCAGCTCAGGCATGTACTGACGAGCGATGAGATAGTCACCAGGGCGCAGCACCGCCAGGTGTACCATGGCAATACAGCCGATCATCGTCTTGCCGGAGCCGATGCCGCCTACGTAGCGCACATACTTCGCATACGTGGCGCTTTCACGCTCCTCCGACAGAAGGGCATCGAGAAAGAGCTTTTGCTTGGGCAGGGGGCCACGCGAGCCATCGCGGGCTTCGGGGAAGCAGGTGTTCAGATCCAGGATGGGCATTAGACGCTCACAAATGCCCTAGGATCGACGATCGCCAGGAGGCGAGGGGGATCGGTCGTATAGTGCTATACAACACACAGGGGCGCGCAAAAGAAAATTGCGTCTGCCCCCTATAAGTAAGTTGCAGCCCTACGTTGATCGAGGGCCTTGTCCTACATCAGCGGCCGCCCTGAAAGATTAGGCGGCCTAGGTAATACTTGTCTTCCTCGTGGACTCGGCCTAGAAAAGCCTCGTCAGACAAGTGCGGCGCACTTAGCCCGACCCCCCTCCTACGGAGGTTCCCCCCTACTAATGCCCCACTTGTCGCGGTAAAAAGTTTGACAGAATGACAAAGCGACCACCTTTGGTGGGCGCCAGCGCTCTTTTCGAGCGCGGTAAATCGCTGTCGGTCCCGATAGATGCAGCGGCGTTAAAACAAGGTTTGTTTATGCCTGAGGGCGGAAAAGTTGTGCGAGGCGGTATGCGACCCAACTCCGACCTGACTTTTGCCCCACGGGGTACCCAGCCGTAGGCCCTAGCTAGTCTTAGCTGTATAGTATAGTACACGGCTAGCACTTGGCATAGATCATGACTCGTGCCGGGGGTAGGCTGTGGCGCGCGGGTGTACGTACCACACGACATCCCTGCTCCTTATATATGTAACCCGCTGCTGCTCCATCTCCGCTGTACCGGCGAGGGCTTGTCGCTGCTTCGTCTGAACCTGGCCAGACGCCGCCGCTGTCTAAGTTACCCGGTTCGTATAAAACTTCTACGGCAAATAATTGCGAAGCATATTATTAGGCTATACATCGGTTCAATGGCTTAGCGCGTTTGGCTGTATGAAACTTCTACAAAACCTCAAAACATCGCCCTAAGCGTTTCAGCTAGTTGGCGCATGTTGACTTTGGCCCGCCGTTTGTATAGTATAGGAATATACACGACGCAGGAATAAGCCTGCCGGACGCTATAGGAGTCCAAGTCATGCAAAACCAAGTGATGATGCTTCTCGTAAACGACTACGGGATGTCTAAGCGGGATGCCCGCGCATTAGTCGAAAAACACGTCAATCTTATCGAGCGCAGCGCCGCCGTCGGTAGCTTTGCCTATTACATCGCTGTCGAGGTTCTGAAGGCCGAAGAGTGTGCCCAATGAAGCCGGTACTCATCACGCTAGCAACTACTGTTGCGTACTTCACCGCTGTAGGCGCCATCTTAGCTTCGTTTTGGACCGCTTGATTCCTGGGGGAGGGAAGTCATGGTTGCCATCGTATCCGCACGCTACGGGTTTACCAGTGTGGACATCATTAACAAGCTCGGCGGGCTGGTGTCTCGCCGACGCTTCAAACACCTTGCCATCGCCCTGTTATACGTGAATCACAAGGGCGTCAGTAACATCCGTTTTGAATGACCGCTCTAGGAGGTTCTTATGAAAATCAACAAAGCCCAGATTAAGGCTCTTGACCCTTGCTTACCTGCTTGGACTTGGTACCTCGAAACTAAATCAGACAAGGTAACAGATCTTAAACGACTGCTGCTTAAAACCAACAAGGAAAATCCTTCGTGGGCGCGGTGGTTGTTCACCCATCTTATGACCAGTCAACAGCGCCGCGAAATAGCGATCTATGCGGCGGAGCAAGTGTTACCTCTCTTCGAGAAGCGCTACCCTAACGACAATCGTCCGCGCGCGGCGATTGAAGCAGCGAGACGTGTGCTAGAGAACGACACGGCGGAGACTCGGCAAGCAGCGCGAAACGCCGCCGCCGACGCCGCCTACGCCGCCTACGCCGCCGCCGACGCCGCCGTCGCCGCCTACGACGCCGCCGCCGCCACCTACGCCGCCGCCGCCGCCTACGCCGCCGCCGACGCCGCCGTCGCCGCCTACGACGCCGCCGCCGCCGTCGCCTACGCCGCCTACGCCTACGACGCCGCCGCTAAGGCGAGAAAGGGCATGCAAGAGGCTATTATTAAAGAAGCTGTACGGATTTTAGATAGAGACACCAAGCTTTCGAATAAGAAATCATAAATATATTCAATTTATTGTCGCTATAGGAGACATACATGAAAAAGGTATTTTCGTCACATGCACAGTTGGCCCACGTTTGGGTGCAACAGACTCAAAGCAAGGGCCGCAGCTCGAATATGTTTTTCGAGGGCACCCGCATTTACAGCTACGGGTTTCACTACTGCGCGGCTCGTATCCACACTGTCAAGGGTAAGCGCTTCGCCTTGGTGCGATCTGATGCTTACTCGCATAGTACGGCGAAGCATCTCTGCCGTATCCGCGGCGCCTTGAATAACCTCATGCCGTTTTTCTGTGTCGAGGACATCAGCGACACAGCGCCGGCCTACTACCTGGAAGTCTGGTGACGTTACTATACATACGCAGCACCTTAGGCTGTATAAGGCACAGAGGGAAAGTGTGCATGGTATAGATGCTATACATCTAGCTATATATAAGTATTGACATGAATTGGCTAAACCACGGAGCGCTTATGGGCGATAATGACTATGGGAGGGCAGGAATATGGAAAGGACCACCAAGGCTGCGCTTGTCGCCATGCTTGCTGCTGCAAACGTCGCGTTCGGGTGTAGTGAATTCGAGGTACGTATCCGCGGAGCCACAGGGCCGCATAACGAGGGCGACGAAGGAGCTTGCACAGTGTTCTATTTCGACGCTCACGGGAACCTTGAGGGCGTGGGTATCTGGGACGGCGTGCCCGCGCCAAAGCTGGAGCGGACAGCCGCGTAGCGCGAGTCTACCTCTTCGTCTTACGCAGGAGCGCGAGCTGCTCGCCCAGCTCACGTTCAACCAACACTTCTATAATGTCCGGCGGCGTGACGCCGTGACGCTTGGCAAGCTCTGCCAGGGCTTTCACCGCAGCCTCGCTGAAAGTGAAACTGATTTGGGTTTTGCGCGCGATGCCTTTCGTGACCCACGGGCCTTTGTGCTGCGGTTCGTCTCGTTCACGAAACAGCAGTTCCTCAACGATGCCTACCTTAGGGCGTTCCAGTATTTCGTTAAGTCGGTTCAGCGCTTCGACCATGCTGTGTGTCGCGCGAAAATTCTTAACGGCGGTTTTTGGTCCCGATCTGGGGAGTTTTTGCAGCGGCATTGCGGGGCAGTGTATCAAGGGTGCCTCAGGGGGTCTATCTTTTTTTGTTGACCTTGTATAGTATAATGCTATACTAGTACGTAGGGGGAGAACATGAAGGAATTTCTTACTGCGGCGCGCATCTGGCTGAAACTAGTTACCCGCTCGGGCCGTCGCTAAACAAACAGGCGCTATAGGAGCCAAACATGAGAACGGAAAAGTACTACTACCAAGCAGGCACGATGGATAAGCCCGACAGCGGCGAAGCGCGGGGCTTCTCGGAGCAATGGCAAGCGGAGCAATACCTAGATGAGAACCGCGAGCACGCCGTTGCGGCAGCTCGCCACAGTGACAAAACCCAAGTAGCAAGGGTGTACGAACGAGCCACTGGCCGGCTCTGTGCCATCGAGTACGTGCACGGGACGAAGCCCGACAAGCTGCGCCTCGCTCTCGGTGACTACGATGCTGTGTGCGATGTCGGCGCGGTAGATGGCTTGCCCTACATTCTCTCCGGTGTCTTCGATGACAGGTATCACGAGCAAGGTGAATACCTCACCGATGCTGATGTAGACGCGCTGAACGCGCTTCACGAGCTTGCCGTGGCTGCCTACTATACGAGCCTGCGTTTCCCGTCTCGAGCCACGTTTGAGCGCACTGACAGACCGCGCTTACACTCGCCGCTGTCACGCAAGGAGCGCGCTTGAAGCGCTTCATATTTCACGTACCTGTGAAGCAAGTCATTGTGTGCGCCATCGTCGCGCGGGACGAAGCGGAGGCGAGCCGCCAGCTCGACACAGGCGTATGCGAGCACCTTTACACCAAGCCGGGCACCACAGCGTCAGGCGGGGTGGAACTAGTAGCTGTGGAGGACATTGGCGACTCATCGCCTAAGGGAGATACAAATGCGTAAAGAGCTTAACCTGTCGTTTTGGACCAACGCCGAGAGCGGTAACAGCCTCACTCACCGGGGCGGCCTCACGGCTGAACAAATTGAGGAGCTGAAAAACCTCAAGGTGGGTGACCGTCTCATCCTGTTCACGAACAAGAAGCGTGACAAGGACACCAGCCCTCACTTCAATCTGAAAGTGTACGGCGGACGTGCCCAGGGCGAGGGCACCGAAGGCGGTATCTGATTTCGCAGTAGCTCAATCCTACGCTCTGGGAGGGGCGCACGTATGGGAAAGGCCATCGAGGAGCTTATAGACATACACAGTACGATACGCACGCTGGAGAAGAAGCTGGCAGTGGAACCTGACCCGCGCAAGCGGCATGACATCGCGCAGACGCTTGATCTGCTGGAGTCTTCGCTTGACGTAGTAGTTGACAAATTAGCTCGGGAAAAGAAACAGCCCGCGTGAGCGGGCGAGGGGGACAGATGGGGCAAGGGGCAACGCCGCAAGGCGAAGTGATTGTATGCAGCTATGAGCTGAGGGGCTCGCGGGTAGCGCTTACGCGCGACATTGAGGGCTTCTATTGTGTGCTGGTACAACAGCGCGGCCAAGGGCGCCGGCTCGCTGTGCGCGATGCGAGCCGAGA